ATCTTGACCTTGCGCTGCAAGGGCTGGAATGGCTTGAGCATACTGAGCAACAGCCACGCGCAAAGAATCGCGCATTTCTTCGATATCAACACGCTGTTCCTCCTGAGTTACGTTTAACTCCATTGGGATCTCACGACGTACATAGTCACGTGATACCAACTTGTCTGAACGCATTTGTAGCAATGCAACGATGGCACGGTTTGGATCCATACCAGACATAATGCCGTAACGAACATCTACGCCGTAGTTGCCTGCAATCTGCTTTGATGGGATGTACTTCATATTGAATGGAGTACCGTCGTCTACGCCCTTGATTTCCTTTTGCATATTGCCAAAGATCTTCTCATCTACTTCAAAGCAAAGAGAAGCAAGGTCTGTAAACATACGAGCAAACTGTGCTTGTGCTGATTTGATCTGTGTATCAAAGCCTGCTTGTAGCGCTTGTACACCGCGACCTGTAACGATAGATGCATCGATGTTACCTGAGCGAACCTCTGGGTAACGAGAACCTAAACGTAGTTCACGCTCTAGTACACCTGACTCTGTAAAGACTCCAGGTGGTAGTTCTAGCGGAACGCGACGAATACCTTGAGGATTAGCAGAACGCATAATCGCATCAGGACCGAGTGCCAACTCTTGCACATCTTGTGGGATAGCAATAGGTGCTTGGATAGATTTCTCTGCTGCTTGGATTTGCAATACTGCAAAGCGAGCACGAGCAAGTTGAACTGATAGAACATCATCAAACTGTCCACGTGCTTCACCATCAATAGATGAGCGCATAGCAACGTATGCCATACACTTACCGATAGGGTTTGGAATGTTTGAGAGTACTAGGTTCTTACGCTCTGGGATAAAGATTAAGTCTTGGTCTTTGTCGTGGTAACGAACCAAAGATAGGTAAGGTGAACCTTGACCATAAACATTCTTTGGCATAATCTGGTCATAGAACTCTGGGTACTGTGCTGCTAACGTCTCAGCATCGGTTGCCATAATCTGCGAAATCGAAATTGTCCGACCAAAGCGATCAACTTCAGGATATACACCAAAAGGATTAAGCAGACGTATTCTCGGATTATTGGTTTCATAGTCCATCTCTACAATCGCTGGCAACATACCATAAGTGTTGAACCAATCAGCACCAGTATACATTTGAATTTGTAGTTCAGATGCACTGACGTAATGGTTGACAATACGGGTACGAGTATCTGCAGCCTTACGTGCTGAGTCTGAAACCATATTGGTTGCAGCGCAGTTAAATGATGGTAGCGGTGCCATAGCCTCTGCTAAGTCACGTGCTGCTACGTCAATAAAGTTAGCAACTAGAGGCTTTGGATATTCCTCTGAGAACATTGCAGGGTAAACCTTGCTAATGTCTCCCTGACGTACAGAGAGCACATCACGCATTCTCTGGTCACGTGCGGAGTAGCGTGTTTGTAGACGTGCTACCTTGGCTACTACCTCTTTAGTTGATAACAATTGTTTTCCTTATCCGTAGATCTTGCCGTGTTTCTTTTCAAGAATCTTCTTCATTGCTGCATCTTGCTTGGTCATCTTTGGTTGTAACTTCTTAGGATCGAAAGTCTTTGCTACTGAACCCTTTTTAGGTGCAGGTTTCTTTGCTCCTGGCATTATCTAACTCCTTAAGTTATTTAGTAAACTGTCTTCTTAGGCTTTTTTGGTACATTAAAAATTCCACCAACACGTGTAGTTTCCATAGGCTTTGGCTTTGCAGGTGCCTTCTTTGTAGTATTAGACATTGGCTTTGCTACTACTTTCTTTGCTGCTGCCTTCTTCATTTGTGCCATTGTTATCTCCTTGTTAGATGAATGTACGATCTTTTTCTGCGAGCAGTTCATCTATGTTGATAACTGTTCGTTTGCCCTGTTCGTAACGAGACAGGAATGGATTTTTTAAGTGGTGGGTCTTGTGCATACCTTGGTTGAGCATCTCACGTGCGCGGATCTCACAGAACCAAAGTGCCATCACCATATCGGTCTTACCCTTAGTAGTAGGCGACCACGTAATCAGTTGCTCGATGAGCGCCTTAACATTTTCTGTTTGATCTGACGGAAGATGCATAAGATTGTCGCGGTGGTGCTTACCGTCGTGTTGCTTGGTGCCGAACAAAGTTGACATTGATGCAACACCAAAGCCTGAGTCCCACTTGTTGGTTCCAGTATGGTGTTCCCGCAGTAGCACTCCTCGTGAGGCCAGGTTTTGCCTGATGCCCTCGTCTTGAGTAAGGAAAGACTGGAACGCATTCTTTTCTACAATCCACTCGCCAGGTTGATACAGGGAAGTCCAGTCAAATATCAGTTGGCGAATTTGAGCAGGCGTTGGACGAGTAATCTTAATAGCATCAACGATATAGCGTTTATGGCTAGTCCGATCAACAGCGTAGCAAATGGCGGCTGTATCACCAACCATAGCGGGATCAAGACCACAAATAATTGAAAAGCCATTAAGGTCACGCGGATGGCCTGGGTGACCAGGAACCAAACGACCTGCTTTACGCATTCCATCTATAGAACCTCGCACACATACTGGGTCAAAGATTGCATCATCTGATATATCCTGTTGCTGGTAAACCAACGCCCAGGTAGATGCATCCATTGCTTGTCGTTCATTGTAAAGGTTACGACCATTCCAGCGTGGGTATAGTCCATCCTCATTCAAATCTGCTTCTGTCTGCCCATCAAAGGGAGCATCACTTGCAGGCCAGAGAGTTTCCCACTTATCAGGATCCTCATCTGTCTTGAGCAATGCTGGCATTGCCAGATATGTCCAAGGTACCAAGCCACCAGGGTAGCGGTCCTCGGAGCGCAGTTCACGGTATAGGTCAACTGCAGTAACGCGGGTACCTACGATAATTAATTTACCAGTAGGGTTCAAACGGGAGCGCACATCCTGGGTTAACCAGCGGATCTGCTTCTCAAACTCGTTTGCGTTCTTTAATGTCACCGCGTCATCTACGATAATCATATCTGCACGCTTACCGTAGATCTGACCACCGATACCAACGGCCTCAATGTTAGGATCCTTTTCTGAGGATTCTCTGAGTTCATCACCGAAGGTAACGCGGGTTGCCTGCCAAGAGGCGGTCTTAGAGTTAAACCCTACGCCAGCAGCGTAAGCCTGTTGCAGTGCTTCATAGTTAGGATGTGTCAGGCGTTGCTTGATGGCGTAGAGAAAGTCAGCAGCCAATTGCTGCGTTTGTGAAACTATCAGAACACGGAAATTAGGGTTCTGACAAACCTGCCAGGTAACGTAGTCGACGGTCACCGTCATAGACTTGGCGTGGTTGGGCGGGATATTCAAAAGGATACGGTTATTAGCCAGACCCTTTTCATACTTCATACTGGGATGTAGCCAACCAGGTTCCCTACCCTCGATTACATCGATGAGGTTCTGCTGGTGTGGAAAGGTCCGAGAGTGTAAGTACCTTTGGCGAAACTCTGCAAAGGTTAAGTCGTGGACATCGGAGGAGGCAAAGTTCTTGTCTTTCAAACCTAGCCTTGTTCGGTCCATCTTGTCTGCAAAGACCTTATCGGTCCTGCGATAGTACTCGTAGGTTTTATAGGATTTACCAGATGCAGCCGTGGCTGCCTCGATGGTTAAACCTTCTGCTACACCTGAAAGGATCAGACGTTTGGCGATGTCACTGGACTTCTCTGCCACGTAGTCTCCTCTAATAAAGCGCGATGAGCGCGTAAAAAATTTTTATACTAGGGGAAGGATCTCTATACTGGAGATAGAACTATCCCCACTAAAAGCAGTAACCAGTTCGGGCTTAGCGCCCGAGGGAGCCACAGCGACCGAGGGGTAAGTTGGTGCTCGTCCTAGGGGGACTCGCGTAGTGCCAACGTAGCGAGTATCGGTCGTAAAACTAGTACTGGTTCGTTTTACTCCCTACTATATATAAGGCAGAAAAAATAACCGATTTCCCGTCTACGGTAGATTTTATTTACGGTTTGTGACTAAGGTCACTAGAAATATGTGTACAAATTAGGACATTTCACTTTAGCGTATATTTTTTGTTGGGGAGTATTATACATACACTGGCCCCGCTTAACACACGGGGGTCCCGTTTTCTGGCGTGGGAAGACAGCACCCACCCCCCTCCCCCTGTCCTGTCTTGCTGTGATCTGTCTGCCTTTTGTCTGCATCTTTATGCATCGCCTTGCATCTTTATTCAATCCGAAAGGGATTGGCTTGCTGTCCCTTCGGCACCCTTATCGATTCCCTAACCCTTACTTTTTAACATCTCCTTCCTTGATCTGCCCATCCATTAAGTTACTCATCAGTAACAAGATCGCCCACTAAGTTACTGACCGCACCTCTTCGGTAACTTACGCATCCCCTGGAATTGTCGACAAAGAGACACAACACGACACAAAAAGAATCTTCTCAAATGGGGTAGACACCCACACAAAAGTATGAGTAAAATAGGATCATCAAAGAGCGAAGGCCTTTGATAAAAGCGAAGGGAAAAAAACAGTGAAAAACACTAACAATTCAACAACAAAGACACAGGTCAGAAATGACTTTTCTTATGCCCGCACTTTGATGCAGACCGCAGACAAAATGCTTTCAGATAAGACGATCACAGACTTTTCAGAATCATCAGACTTTGGACAGGTTGCCCTTGAATTGGTGGCATCTGTTTCAACTCTTCTTCAATGGTTGCAGGAACAAGAAGACAAGGCGGGCAAATAATGAAAAACGATTGCCCAAAGTGCAAAGGTGAATCAACAATGACAACAGTCTCAGACCTCAAATGGGGCAAAGTCTCCAAATGGCAACACTTCGATCGCTGTCAGATGTGCGGATTTGAAACGGCGGTGAAGTGATGAGAATCGCCACCGAAAAGGATTTTCCGATCAAAGAGGAAACAGCAACTTTTGAAGTGACTTTGACCTTCAACAAAGAGGAAGTATGGGAGGCCGTAACGGGTTCGGGATTTGCCCACACAAAGTATTGGATCAACTTTGTAGAACTCAACACGTGGCGCACCCCTTGCCCGATCACTATCACCCACGACACCGAAGAGGGAGGGGAGGCCGTGACAACTATCGAACCCGCCCGCCTCTTTGAGGCCTTCGGTGAACTAGTGAAGGAGAACTTCGGACACTGTGGGGGCTATAACCTTGCAGACTTAGAAAACGCCGATGCGTGTCACGGTGATCTAGTTCTTCAAAAGGCGATCTTTGGGAGGATCATATTCGGATAAGGAAAAGCCCCCGCGCTATAGGCTAGAGACTCACACTCTCACGGGGGCACTAGAGAGGGGCAAGGCGCTCACCTCTTAGCCTAGGAAGGGCAGACAATGACAACAGCAACAGCACCAAAGAAGACAACAAAGAAGGAACAAAAGGCGCTAGACGTGGCCTACGCCCGCGAACAGTTACTCACTCACTACGTAAAGGAAGGAAGTACCGTTTACACAGTTTTGAGAAGTGTTTCTTCTAGTGGGATGAGCCGTACCCTTTCCCTCAAGGTGGCAAGTGAAGGGAAAATTCTTGATCTCACTTACTACGCGGGCACCGTTTTGGATTGGCCTATCGTGGAGGTAAACGGCTCACGCGCTCTTCGCGTGGGTGGATGTGGAATGGATATGGGATTTCATACCGTCTACAGCCTTTCCCGCGCACTATTCCGCGAAGAGGGCGACACCAAAGACGCGGGTTATCTACTCAATCACGCGTGGGCATAAGGGGAGGGCAAAAGTGACTAGACCTCTCCCGCTGTGGGTGTGTGAAGAACATTTTGAAATTGTGCAAGAGTGTGAAGATCAAGCGGAGGCGAGAGAGTTGCACTTCAAAATCTTGCAAGAGTGGAAACAGTGTGCAGGGTGCACACAGTCTAAGGAAGGAAAGAAATGAAACTTATTTGGGGAACACGCATAGGAAAGATGCAGATTACAGTGAAGGGGACAGCGAGAGCGCATTGGTACTATTGGATCAAGAGGGAGGGCGCTCACGATTGGAGGGCGGGTTACTACGGTTTCAATATGGAGATCCCGTACCGCGAGACCTTCGCCACTAGCGCACAAGCCCGCGCATATTGTGAGAGGAAGGACAGCGAGGCGCTAGTGATTGAGGAGGCGACGGCGTGAATGATGCGATAGTCCTATGGGCTTTACTGTTACTATATGGAATTCCAATCGGCGCTCTTGCTTATTGGATTGAGAAGATGATGACCAAAGGAGAAAAAAATGACTGAGGAAGAGAGCACCGCGCAATTTGTTTTCACTGTGGTGATTGCACCCGCGAACAAGCGTTACGACGTGGAACTGTGGGACTTTGCGGGCACTGAACCTAAGCAATTGGCAACAGGACAGGGTACGAACTGGCGCACCGCGCTAGGGGAGGCACTGTCTAAGATCGAATTGCCTACTGACAAGCAAGAGAAAACTATCAATGACCTAGTAAAGGAGAGTGCAGAAGATGAAGGAATTTGAGATTAGTATTTCAAAGGTTGTGTACCGCACAACTGATGAGTTTAAGACTGAGGAAGAGGCCAGAATCTGGGCGAAAGAGAAGCGCGACAAGTTGCGCGAACTGATAGACGATAACAAGGTGGATTACTTCTTTGATGTATATGAGTTATCTAATGACTGAGCCTACGGTAGACTACTGGAAAGCAAAGGCAGACCTATGTCGTGACCTTGCGCTGATACAGATTGAAGATGAAGAGACAGAGAAGGAGGCAGGTATGAACCTAATGCGTATGGTGCACGCCTTGTCTATGGTAGATGCATACAATGAGGGAGGCAAAGATGGCAACTGATAACGTGGTGGGATTTCACCCAAAGAATAAACTCGTAAACTTTTATGAGATCGCAACGGAGGAGGGCAACGCTGTGTGGGGAGGAGAGGATCCGCATAGCGCGGTGGCCTGGCTACGCCAATCACCATTGAACTCACGCCTGTTAGTCTCCTGTTGGGAGGCAGGGGAAGAGGACGCACGCCTTATCATTGAACCAATCGACATCACAAAGATCGTTCACGCTGTGTTAGCAGGTGCACAATGAGTTACTGGATAGGGATAGCAGTGATAATGCTGATAGCCTATGGACTAATAGTGTGGGAGGACAAGACAAACAATGGACGCTGAGAAGAGATTGCGTGGTGCTGCTAATCAGGCAGTGCGCCAACGCAACTACAGACGGGCAAGAGATCGTGCGCTAGTACGCCTTGCTCATCTTTACCCTGATACCTATAAGCAGTTGCTTGAAATGGAGAAGAAAGCAGATGAGCAAGAAGGCAAAACGTGGCTTGACCTTAGCGGTAATACTATTCCTGTTGTCGGTGTTCGTATCCGCACAGCAGGCGGACGAGGTGCACCTGTCCTCAAAGAAAACGTACATCAAGGCACGAACCAAAGCGACAATGGAGGAGAAGCGTGAGAACAAGGCACTTGTCATTAGTTACGCACGAGCACTCGGTTACAATCAAAACCAGATCAGGTGCCTTGTCACCCTATGGACCCGTGAAAGCAGGCTTGACCACCTCGCAGACAACCCACGAAGCACGGCTTACGGAATTGCTCAACTCCTTAGAGAGCGTAGTGGAGAACCTGAACTACAAATCCTTCACGGTCTACGATACATTGAACACCGCTACGGAAAATCTGCGTGTCGCGCTCTCCAACATAGCAACAGAAGAGGCTGGTACTGATACACTATAAGTGCATCCTCCTTTCGGGCACGAAGAACCTCACCGCAAACCCTTCCTGCGGTGGGGTTCTTTATTTGTCCGTGGAGTAGAAGCCCTTACCCTTGAAGGTGATAGAGGGCGAGTCCCATTTACGTATCATTGGTATGTGACAATCAAAGCAAGATGGTTCACGTGGTTCTTCGTGGATTGATCTTTCAATAGTAAGTTCTGCCTTGCACTCAGGGCAACGATAGTCATACTGCATTATTCCTCCTCAAATGTTCCAATGAATTCACCATCAACACGATCAAGTCGGTAGGTTAACCAGTCATCGGGAGATCCTTTTTTTGTTGTGACGGTTTCAGGCGCATCAATTATCTGACCGTCTTTAGGTCCACCAATAAGTCTTATCTTCATTGATAAGGCGACTCCCCTCCCATAAAGTTAAGTATCTTACGCAGTGCATTGGTACATCTACGATCTGCAGTAGAGATAGCACACTCTGTTGCTTCGCTTAACTGTTGCAGTGTGTAGTTCTCGTGGTATCTAAGACGCAAGATGTTCTTCTCATCCTCATCCAACAACTCATAAGACTTCTTGATGTCAATGAGTGTGGCTAATAGGTTGCCACCTTCAGCAGGGGCTGCTGGCTTGCGTGGTGTGCCATCATTGATAAGGTTTTGTGCTTGTTCAATAGCGGTGTCGTTGACTATGCTTGCAATAATGTATGGCAACAAACGTGCAATAGTAGTGACATCATAGAAGGACTCATCATTGGTCTGGTACCCAGACCTAGTAGCCTTCTCTTTGCGAGCATAGCGTTCTAATGCACGGCGCATCTGAAATGCTATACGCTTC